GCACGTTATCCATACCCCTATTATTAAAATCGGCGCGGCCATTTAGCCCGTTCCAGCCGATTGCAGCATATTTAAAACGGTCACGGAAATAGGCGCGTTCCATAATAATATAATTGCCGCCATTTAATGTATGCGGGCCTAGTATATAATCGGCGTGCATGCCCCATAAAATGGCCAAATTGCAATCAATATAACCATCGTCAACGCTACGGATTTCATGCGGTATTCCGTGGCGCTGCAAACCACGCGAAAAGGCACTAAGCCAATGCATTTGATGCCTTGTGCCTTTCGTATAGATTATTATCATATATCTACGCGCCATAATTCGGAGTTACAGCCATTTATTCGCGGCAACCATGTTACTTTACCTTTCATGTTTTCACGTATGCACGCATCCCATTCTGTATACTCTTTTATATTTATATGCAATTCTATACCCATGCTTTTACTTGGATAATTTGCTGCTGTTAATAATATATGCTTTTTTGCGACCCTATTTAATTCTGATAATGCGCGTTCGGTATCCGCAGGCAATATATGCTCAATCACATCAAATAATGTCACTACATCGATACTGTTATCATCGAAAGGCAAGTTATATACTGGCGCAAAACATATTCTAATATCATTATTAATAAGTGGTTCAATCACCTCTGTACCCTGTACAGGTTCATATCCCATTTGCTTTGCAATATCTAGCATCTCGCCGCGTCCACAACCAACATCCAAATAACTGCCTTTGGCATGCAAATCATATAATGCGGCAATGGAAGCGGTCATTCTTCCCTTGCCCATTCTATAATTAGGGTGCTTATAGGCAATCAGATATTTATCGTGCTCGGCCTTTCTTGCATCATCAATATTCATATCATTGTTTCTATAGTTGACTTATCAAAACAATCCAGCGCACTGCCCGGCGTACAATTTATTATTTCAATATCTGGATTCTGCTCGGCAATGGTATCAAAACAATCTAAAAATAATTGATATGGACTGCGCTGCTTATCTGGGTGATCGCCGTGCCAATGACTCGCGCCATTTTTGGCAATTTTCATATCATAGCCAAGCAATAAAACACGTTTAGCCCCGAGCAATGCCGCAAGATTAATTGCTTGATAACCGCTATTACTGCCCGTATGGATTGCGCAAGGGTCTGTACTTAATCCCGGCTCCGGTATGCCTGGTATATAAGCAATATCATATAAATTAGCGGCATCCACATCGGTAGTTACCCGCAAACCTTCAAAGTCAAATGCGCCATCGTGCCAGTTCCACCATTTTAAATCACACGCATACAACATGGTTGCCCATGGCGCCGCTTTGTACGTTGTATTTATAGCGATGGTTAAGGCTTTACCCTTAACATACGCTAATTGTTCGTCAGATAGGCTGGGACCGCTCGCCAACAATACGACTGTTTGGCCCTTCCATATCTGACCCGGCATCCAGATCGGCGGTGCCTGGGCTATCTTCTTTTGCTGTATTGCCATCATTAGCCTGCGCCTTTGCAGTTGATTTTTTTCGGCCTTTTTTATTTTCAACTATTGTTTTTTCTGGCGTGTCATCCAAACAGGCCGCAATTATTGCTTTTTTACGTCTTATCCATCGCTGTGCGCTTGCATAATTCAGCGAATAGGTTTCATCGGCCTTAAATTCTTGCGTTATTTCATTGTTGTGGTCCAACACTGTACAATCTTGCAAAAATGTTATTTTCAAATCTGGCATTTTTAATAATAGGCCGGGTTATCCCCGGCCTATTCCATCATCGGTTTAAATTTAACAATTATACGATTTCATCAACCGATGCCAGATCACCATCACTTGCTGGCTCACTTCGGCGATTTAAGCCAAGGATAATCCCGCCAACATCACTGGTTGCTACTGCAACGGTAATACTTAATCGTACATGACTAAATCCATTTGCTAAATCAAGTTCCTCGGCCCGACAATTGATAATTGCCTGCTTGTCGCTGTCAGTACCCGCCTGTGTTAATTGAGTAATGGCTTTTCCGGTAATATCTTTTGCGCCGGTGCCGGAGCTATCACTCGCCTGTTCCAGCTTTGCGTCCAACGTTGCAGATGCACCTAACGTACCCGCCATTACAATGGCCATGATGGTTTCAAAATCACCCATATCCACCCAGTCGCTGGTTACTGTAGATGCAACTGTTACGTCTGGATCAATTGTAGCGCATACCGCTACTGCTTCACTGCCTAACTTATTCATAATAAAAGCCTCTTATGTTATGCCGTCCTTGGCCGCGTTATCCTGTTAATTAAGCGCGGGCAGCCAATGTGACAAAATGTGACAATGTATTTGAGCCATCACGTTTTGAAATTGTGCTGCTGTAATGTGGCTGTCCTGCTACCCGGAAAATAAACCGGAAAGCCGTGGTGTCATAATCGAACCATAGATGAATCGATACATCCGAGCGGATGCCACCGGTTTTCATCACGGTTAAATACTGACTTAGATCGGCCAGGATAATATCACCCGCATCGCCCAAGGTTTCGCATGCTTCTGTCGGTATGATCGGCCGACCCATTAATGTTGCATATGGGCTTGCAGATAAGCCACCAGATGGCATATAGGCGGGTACACTCGAACTTGTACCCTCAAAAGACATGGTAAATAGCTGCGGTTCAATATCCTGATTGATCAACCAAACAGCATTGCGGCGGCTCGGCGCATACATCCTGGACCACATATTGACGATGTTTTCATAAACAATCGTATCTGCGGCTTGGCCAGACTCTTTTGCAACGCTAATCAAATCGCCACCATTTAGGATACCCCGAGGCCGGCCGGCACCATTACCTTGCACAATTGCAAGATTCAACTGCGAATCGAAAACCTCAGGGACTTTGCGATTTAAATACGATGTCATGGCCGGTGCATCTGCTAATAGCTCATCTGTCATTGGCACTAACGCTGTAAGTTTGTTGAGCCTGATCTGAGTTTCCTTCAATGCCGGTTTGCTTTGGCTCAGTTGATCATTTTCGCCTTCCCAGTAAGACTGAATGCCCGTGCTACCCCATGGCGTAGTTTCATCCCGCGGAATAGTAATGCTATTGCTGCTGGTTGTCATTTGATCCGTGCGGCCGAGCAAGCTATCTTCGCCCTGTACTTTGGTCATGATGTTGCTGCGGAAATCGGGCGGGACCGCAAACCCACCATCTGCACCGGTACTTTCATTGCCGGTTGTAGTTGGTGCGTTATATAGGCGGTTGTCCACTTGTGGATTACCTGGCTGTGTCGCCACCTTAACTGCCGCGGCAAATTCGCCAAGATTACGCCAACCCCAACGGCCACGCTCTGCTGCAGATATGCGCGGCGTTTCGATGCGCCCATCTAAATCGGTTGCGGTATTGCTTTTAGCTGCAGAATTGGCGCCCTCTGGTGAGGATTTTCGGCCTTGGCCCTGCTCCAGCTTTTTGGCCTGTATTGCAATTTTTTCGCGTCTTGCAATATCACCCTCGATTTTTTCAAATTCTGCAAAAATACCATCTAGCTCGTTTGTTTCATCGTCGAGCAAATCACGGTTTTCTGCGTCTGCTTTTGCTTGGATTGCCTGCGCTTCTTCTTGCATCTCGGCCAATCGTGCTTTTAATTGTTCAATCGTATCCACGGCTATACCCTCATTGTTTTTTAATAATACCGCGCACAAAAAAAGGCGCGGCCATACATGCCTTGCGGCTTGCATAACTCACGCCTTGCTGTTTACTGCTTGCGTAGTAGCTCGCGGCTCTGCTTGCAGATTCGCGCTATTAGTATGAATATAACCTATATTTTTCTATTTGCAAGTTTTGTAATCTTGTCCCTGTATTCATTATTATTGGATGTTTCACGTGGAACAAATCTTTCCGGCATGTGCCTGTAATTATATTTTTTAATTTTGATGCTGGCCGCCATCGGCATTGGCTCAAAAACGGTATCAGCAAAACCGCGGCTTACCGCCTCCTTTGCATCCATCCAGGTTTCTGCGGTCATTAACCCGCTGACTTCATTTGTGGACAAGCCTGTACGGTTCACATAAGTACCTATCAATGTATCGCGCACTTTATCCAGTGTATCCGCTTGTTTTCTCAGCTCGACCGCGCTACCCATCGCAAAGGTCCACGGGTCATGAATCATCATCATTGCATTATCTGCAATATGGATAGAATCGCCCGCCATTGCGATTATTGACGCAATGGAAGCGGCCAGGCCATCAACATGCGTGACGACTCTAGCACTGTTTCGTATCAATGCGTTGTAAATCGCTACACCCTCGAACACATCGCCACCGGCGCTGTTAATCCGTATATCAATATTATTCAGGTTGCCGGCCTTATTTAATTCGCTTATAAATGCCTTTGCCGATATACCTCCAAACATGCCCTCGCCGATATCGTCATAGAGCAATATTTCCGCATTTTTGCCTTTTGCAGTAATTTTAAGCATTTTCTCCCCCTTTTTTGCCTTTTATGGCCTCTATTGTTATTACTTTTGCCAAATCATCTAATAATTGCGCTGCGATTTCTTGCGGCCATGACCCGGTTGCGCGCTCGGAAAAACTGTTAATATCACCCTCTACCCATGCGCTTACAACCTCATTATAACTATCATTAATATAGGCGCCCGCAAATAAATCTAGCGCCGTATCAATGCCGGCCGGTATATTACCTAACGCATTTTCTGCCATGGTGTAGGCACAAGGTCTGAACGCATCGACCACGAATCCCCGATGTTTATTATAAAATTGCAGCATCCAGGCTGCAAAATCCGCTTCTGTTTTTAGCTTCTCAGGTATTCGCGCCAACCGATTAACTTCACGCCCAAGGCATCGGCCCGCTGCATCCGCAAATAGCCTGTTATAGGCCCGATTATTCGGCTGCGAATTAGCCCCGTCATCATCATTCGGCACGATTTCTGTAATCGCCCCGCCTGACAAGCTGGGCGGCTCCATCTCGCCGAGTTTGTCGGTGGGTATCATGTTGGACGGACTAAGGTACACATTACCCTCATCATTAGGTAATGGATTCATGTCCTCAAGTGTGCGCACATCATTTGCGGACAGCCAACCCCATTGCCGCCCGATCGCGTAGGCGTTGAATCGTTTTTCGATCGATCCGCGCAATAGGCTATTTATGTTAAATTTTGTAAATAAACGATTACGGCTTTGCGCGCCAATCAACTTTGCGTCCGCTTCTTCTTCCCAGCGTAGCGCCCAAGGGACGACTGTATCCTGGACAAAATCTATATTTTGTTCCTCGATATTTGAGAATGTCGCCCGTTCCAAGTCTGCGAGTTTATGTGGCGGCACCCTAAACCAGCGGGCCACATCGGTAATCTGGAATTTTCTTGTTTCAAGAAATTGAGCATCATCCGGCGGTATACCGATGCTTTTATAGCTCATGCCTTCCTCTAGCAAGGCGGTTTTTCCCGCGCTATACGGCCCTGAATACATGTTTTGCCAGCTCTCACGCAGATTTTTCCGGCCGTCCTCGTCTAATGTGCCTGGATGCTCCAAAACACCGCCAAGGCTTGCGCCATTACCGAAAAACCCCGCGCCAAATTCTTCTGCGGCAATGCCAAGTCCGAGACTGCGCGCCGCAAATGCAATTACGCTGTAGCCGGTGAGGCCATCCCATCCCAAGCCCTTTAGATGGAACATATCGCGCGAAGGAATCTCGACGCCCGTGCCATCCGCATTCATAACGATATAAATTAGATTATTGCCCTCATCGCGTTTAGCACTAACCCGGTCCGGCGGTATAGGCCAAATCCTGACCGGCCTGCCCATTAAATCCCTCTCAATCTCTGCATAGCCGTTGCCCCAGGTTAATGCCCATGCCTGCATGACTTCCCGTGTTGTAAAGCTGCGCATTTCTGGATTCGGTTGCTGCAATATTCGTGCCACCGGATGTTCGTAAATCCTTTCTTTGGCTTGCCCTGCGCGCTGCAATAAATGCCATCCAAGCCCGGCAATTGTCTCTGAAATAATCCTAACCGCACTCCAAACGGCGCTATAAGTAAGCGCGTTTTCTTCTGTCACCCTTATACCGGCATGCTTGCGGTTCAGATAATATACTTGCGCTGACCGTGCCGGATTTTCTTTTTGTGTCCGTGGCTCGTTTTTTATTCTTTTTCTTTTATGTTTCGCCATTTTTCCCCCTTTTTTAGAGTGTCATAATGCCACGGCTACTGTATACGCTCTCGTGTTTTGTGCTGACAATACCCCTGCCTAACGCCATCAATGACGCTACAATCCCGTCTATCCTTTCGGTGCTTTTCGCCTTATCCGGCATATAATTATCATTTGAATCCATCCTGACAGTTACATTGCTTGCCATCCAGCGCATCACCGGGTTAGCTCCATGACTAAAGCGCCCGCTTTTCACTAACGCCTCAAGCTCTTTACTAGGTTCTGCCATCGTTCGATGTCCCTGGCGCATCTCGACCAAATTAAAACCTTCTTCGGCTAATTGCACGCTCAAATATGTTGCATTCCATGGATCAAATGCAATTTCTTGAATATTATAAAATTTAGCCCAATCAATAATATCATGCTTTATGAAATCATAGTCTATAACACTGCCGGGCGTTGCGGTGATGTATCCCTGTTTTACCCATATATCATATGGCACACGATCACGCTGGACTCGTTCTCTTATATTTTCTTCGGGTACATAAAATTTAAATAATGCCTTCCAATCTCCCGCGGGTAAATCCGGCGGGAAAAGTAAAGCCAGCGCGGAAAGGTCGATCTTTGTCGAAAGGTCCATGCCGAGAAAACAACGGCGGCCCTTGAGTGCATCCGGGTTAGCGGGTGCGGTGCATTTATCCCATGCTATCAAATCAAGCCAACGCACTTCCTGCTCTGTCCACTCATCCAGGTGAAGGCGTCGAAAGGCATTCTGTGCGGTAATAATGCTTTTTGCCTTGGTACATTTGCGTTCAATATCATCGGGCTTTACGCTGATCATCCAATTCGGATTGGCCTTTGCCCAGATTTTTGGATCGGTCCAATCATCCCCATCATCAATGCATGCAATATAGGCAAAAAAGGTATCATCCTCAATAATGTTGTCGAGTATCTTTGTTGCATAATCGCGCTGTTCCCAGCATACAGAATGGCGGTTATGGCCGGCGGTCGTAATGCTGAATAATAATGGCTGTCGCCTCGCGCCGGTTGCAGTCTCAATCACATCATATAACGCCCGGTTTTTATGGGCATGCAATTCATCAAGCACGGCTCCATGGATATTCAGACCGTCCAAAGTATCGGCATCGGCTCCTAGCGGCTCAAATTTCGATGCGGTATTAACAATATGTAAATTGTCGCGGAAAATGCCTATTCTACCGCGCAACATCGGCGATGCCTTGACCATTCTTTCACTTTCAGAGTGAGTTATTTTGGCCTGATCTTTTTTGGTCGCGGCGGTGTAGACCTCTGCGCCTGGCTCATTGTCCGCAAAAAACAAATATAACCCAATACCTGCAGCAAAGGTGCTTTTTCCATTCTTGCGCGGGACTTCATTGTACGCGGTCCGAAAACGTCTAAGCCCGTCAGCGCGCATCCAGCCAAACAATACCCATATTATAAATTCCTGCCAATGGCTCAGTTCAAACACTTTGCCCGCCCATTCCCCTTTGGAATGATGCAAAAATCCGAAAAAGTCTATCGCATGTTGGCCGGCAGCCTCATCAAAATACAGACCGCGTTTAGATCCGTTTTTAAGATCTGCCTTGTGTCTTTTGCACGCCTTTACAATCCATTGTCCGGCCAATATCTTGCCGCTTATAACATCATCGGCATATTGTTCGGCGGTATGTTTAGGCTTTTTTGCCACGGTTCAAAAATTCCTGCATCGGATCAGCCTTCTCCGGTTCTGGCAACTCTATTCGACTGCGCGCCGCTGGTGTCATGCCAAACTCACAAAACATTTTATGCACTTGCTCAAATGCCTTATTGCCGATAGATATATATGGATTCTGGATCGGATAGCCTTTTGATGTTTTTATCACCAGCGGCTGGGTGCGTAGTATTTCCTGTGTATTGATCCAACGCGCCCATGCTTCGCATAACATCATTAGCGCAGGCTTGTCAATCTCAGTTAATATGCCTGATTCAATCAACTGCTCGGCCAATGACTTCCAATGCCGCGCCGCTTCCTTCGATAATCCTCGCGGTTTTTTTAGCGTTGCCTTTTCCGGCTGCGGCTCGCGCGTATTCAGCGGGCGCTTGCTTGGATTCCCTTGCACAAGTTTTAATGCTGTCGGTTTTTTTGGCGGTCCTGGCATATTATTTACTCAAAAACATACCCGCATCCTGGGCATACAATAGGCTCCTTTTCATGGCTTTGTGTTTTTTCTTTTTCTGGCGCCATAAGTGCATTTATATCCATCTCATCAAACCCGGTAAACTCATCTTTCAGTTCTGGCAGTGCATCGCGCAATAACTCAAAATTCCATTCTGAAAATTCAGCGGTCTTATTATCTGCAATGCGGTATGCGTCCGCCTGTTTCTTGGTTAAGTGATCCGCAACCAATATGGGCACGGTTGCAAGCCCAAGCTCTTTGGCTGCAGCCCAGCGTGTATGGCCCGCAATGATCACGTGATCCATGTCAACCACAATCGGCTGCTGAAATCCAAACGCCTCTAATGACTGCGCCACCTGAAATACCGCCTTATCATTAATCCGCGGATTCCGTAAATACGGATATATCTTGTCGATACTAATATCTATTATTTTCAACGGCTTAACCCCCTTGCTCTATCCTGCGGCCGTTTATCCGTACA